AGTTTTAGACAGAAAATCATAAAGGTTCTTCAGCAGCTAGCAGGAAAAGATTTACTCAATTCAGTCATAGATGAGGAAGAAAAATGAGTGAACAGAAAGAAAAAGCTTCACAGAAAACACCTCAAGTAAAAGCGTCACCAAAAATTAAACCTTTTCTGGGTCACCAAAAAACTTTGTGTAAGCCTTATCATAATATTTTCCAACTGTCACCCGCCACAATTCACATCTACAGTTAGGATGGACATTAGCGTTTATTGTGTCTTCGTCTCGAATCTCCAAGTAAGGAAAGACTATACGCAAATGTGAACCTTGAAAGAAGTGATGTTCAAATAGGGCTTTGCATTTTGGGCATAGTCTATTGTCGAACACTGGGATGTACCGCCAGAAGTCCATGCTTCCGAAGAAACTGTGTGATTTAAGGTCATCTGGTACTCTTTTCTGGGCTTCTTGCTGTCTATATTTGCGTACTGCCTGAACAGCTCCAGCGACGTGATGGATGCAAGTCATGGTAATAAGTTATTTAAGTTTGAGTTTATAAATTGAATAGAGAGAGAGGCAAAAATGAGACATAAAATTTGTGATGTTAAGGTTGGCGACAGATTCAGAAAAGACATGGGCAACTTGTCTTCACTAAAAAAGAGCATTCAAGAAATTGGATTGCTTCACCCTATTGTTGTTGATTCAGAGAATGGTTCAGCAATAATAAACAAAGATACACTGCAAGATATGCACCGAATCCTCCAGACAATCCTGTCTATCACACACAGTTTTATACAATACCAATTAAGGATTTGCCCAACTACTTATTTTTGATAAAAAAGACAGTTTAGTCTACTTGCACCGTGTATTTTTCCTTATTTTGTGATTTGCACATCTAATATGTCACCATATTTCAGGTCTAACAAATGCTTGATTTCGTCTGTGACTGTGATTACGAGACTGTTCCCCGACTTGGTGAGACTCTTCGTGAAACGGTAACTTATAGGCTTTATTTCAGTTCCACATTTAGGGCAATTCATACTTACACTACCTTATTCCAATTTGATCTAATAGTTTCCTGAACTCAGGGTCTTTTCTATTATGTTCTGAAAGAATTTTTGCTAACTTCTTTGCAGTCTCAAAGTCTCCTCTTGCATTAGCTTGCAAAAATTGGTTGTATAGCAAGTTTTGTTCCTCATTATCAAAAATTTTTAAAGACGACATCTTTTTATTCCTCCTATTTGTATGATGGGTCTAGTTCACGATATTTTTGTATGCCGATGGCATGTTGTTGCCAGAGCCAATCTTTGACACGATAAGCGGTTGCAGAATGGGTACTGAAACCAAGGTCTTTCACCACTTGGCGAGTTTTTGCGTCATACATCATGTTGGCAGGTATTGCGTTGCTTTTTGGAAGCCAAACAACACCACGTTTCGTTTTGTATCCCACCGCATTTCTTGTTTCATGTTCAAAATCAAATACTGCAGTTTCTCCTGTATTGTCATTGATGAGGACTATGGGTTTCTTGTAGCTTGTTGGAGTGATCATATTAGAGTATTTTTTCTTCGCTGTCATGTCTTTCCCCGTCTTATTATCTGCCTTAGGAATATTTATGTCTTTCTGTGTCTTATCCGTTGTGGAGTCTCCGTCATCCAAGTCTTTTCCTGTTGTCCGCTTGAATGCGTCTGCTGGTGATTCGCCGTCTTTAACGCAAACGTGTGTTCCCCGAATTGTCAACCATTTGCCGCCTGCTGAAGTGCAACTGTCTTCTGCTTCTTTGAAACGTTTAGAATAAACTGTAACTTTCACTCCCTCTTTAAACATAAATTGTTTCGGTTCAGGGATGTACTCAACCATTCTAGTTTTTTTTCGCATTTTAAGTATCTACCTCTACACGATAGGTTTCCTTGTTCACCTTCAGCAGCCGCTTACTCACAAACTCGCTGAACATTTCGTCCCTATACGACACCCAGCCCTCACCATGCAACCTTTTCATGTGAACCGTTATGGTTTGGTCTGCAAGCTTGCAGGCGTCTGCAACTCCGATTCTGCCTTCGCAGAAGTTTGTTTCCACAATCTTTAGGCTAGTGTCCAAGTCGTTGAGTCTTTCAACCATCTGCTGCATCTGCTTCATCGTGGGCGGAGGCGGATTCTTGTCCTGCAGTGGACTAGCTAGGACTGGTTCGGGGTCTTTGATTGGCTCAGGCAAGTCGGGAATATACTTTTTGACTATGAACTGCTGCTGATTCGATGGCAAGTATGCTAAGATGCTGGAGAGGTCAGTGAATGTAATGTCTTCTAAGCCTGTTTTTGGTGCGCCCCACCGCATCAACGGGCAGGGCAATCCAACCTGTGGCTCAAACAGGTACTTTTCGACGCGCTTTTTGAGGTAGGTTTGTATGCCGTTGACTAGCCTGTCCACGGACTCCATCATAACCGTTGCGGACGCTTCAGTGGCATTCTTAAGATACAAAAGCAGGGGCGCATGCAATCCTTCACAGATTTGGTACCAAATCAATTCGATGTAGGGAATAAATCGTGCCTGCGGATCAACCGAGAGGCTGTCCATCCACACGTCTTCCTTATCCACGTTGCCAACGAACACCCACTCGTCAATGTCCCTGTCAACACACTGTTTCTTCAAGTCTTCAGATGATCCCCGCGTATAAACGAAGGGAATCGGGTATGCCCAGCGATGCACGGCTTTAGGCATGTCCCTGTTCATTTTTTGGCGCTGAGTCAACAGGTCGCCGATTGGGTCAACAAGAGATTTGCCGTAGGGCCAGTTCGGGGTTCTGCGATGAAAGAACATGATTATGTCATCTAATGGTGCAGCGTCGTAGCTTCCACGTCCCCAGTTGCCGGGAACCCAGCTCTCGAGCTTCTTGTAATCGTCTTTGCTGTATGATTCTTTGACTGATTCTAGCTGTTGTTTCCATTTTGGGTCTTCCCACACGGCTATAACGTTGTGTTCGGGTTTTTCTTGGGTGTAGCGGTAGATGTGCCCGCGTCGTGTTCGCCAGACATAGAAGGTTTCGGGCGGGAGCAATTTCAAGTCATAGTTTGACAGTCGCTCTACGGGTGCGAAGCCCTTCTGCAGCATTGCCATCGTGATTTCTTGTAGGTCTTCGTCTAGGTTGACTGTGTCGATGTACTTGTCTATGATTTGCTTGTTTTTGGTGTCTTTTTCTTCTTCGGGCATTTCAGTATGCAAGCCAACGCCCGCGATAATGTCGCTTAAAACGTTGAAGGCTATGTTTGCTTCGGGATCATTGCACCATTCATCATATTTTCCCATGTTGACTGGATGCGGCATCCTGTCCGTCCACTGTAGAAGCGGGGACGATTGTCCAATGTCCGATTCTATGTTTTGGTAGCCTGCGCCGTGGGTGACTGTCATGCGGTTTTTGCCGAAGCTGAACTCGAATTTTCCTGCCTTGAGCCTCAAAACTTTTCGCCAACCCATCTTTGTATGATTGTGCTTTTCACATTTTCGGTTAAAAGTCGGTACTCCACAAAAATGTGAGCGTTGGGGGCGCTACATTAGGTGACTGGTAGTTACCATGGTACTTTACCCCTTGTCACCGACACAGTTGAGGGTTTCCGTATCTGCCAAGCAGCCAAAGCCAAAGCAACCACGCAGTCGTCATGATAACCTTCAGGAGCACTGTACTGTGTGTTGCCTGAGGGCGTGATGTTATATGTGAAGATTTCCAGTTCACTCTGTAGTACCTGCAATTCTGGATCGAACTGTCTTGTTTTTGGGTCTCCTTTGAACCAGATTTTGCCGTTGTCCATCATCATGGCAAGGTTTTCGATGAGCGCCTTTTTTGTGGTGTTAGTGATTTTGTAACCCTGCACTCGGAGGTATTCACGTTTCAGTTCATCGTAGATGGGGTCGCCAAGTCCTGTGCTATCTATCAGTAGATGTGGAGTGCCAAAGCGGCTACAAAAGTTTTTGGTGCGTTGTCTTTGGAAGTGCCAATCTATTTTGCTATATCTGTCAAAGTCTACAATTTCGCCGTTGGGTCTGATTGCCACATGCACGGTGAAGTCGATGGTTTTGCCGTAGTCTGTGCCAACCAGAATTTGTTCGCCTTGCTTGTAGGGTTTAATGCCTGCTTTTATTTGGTTGGCTATGTTGCGGAATACAACGCCTTCTCCTTCAAGGAATTCGGCGTATATTTCCTGTCGTCTTATTCTTTCTGGCAGGTCATTGGCGATTTTGTCTATGCTAGATTTTTTTAGGAACCCGCCCTGTTCGATGGTGTTTAGGTAGCTGCTGAATTTCCAGCTTTGGTAATCTCTGTTTAGTGGGTCTTGTCCTTTTGCGAAGATCGTGCTGAACCAATTTGTGCCTTTTGGTGTGCCTATGAAGATTACCCATCCATCATAGTCCATTAGGCTAGGTTGCAACTCTGCTGTCCATCGTCTTTCTTTGAGCATGCCTGCCTCATCTATTACAAGCCCATGGAGTCCACTGCCTCGTAGGCTATCTTCTCTGTCTGCAGAATGGAAGAAGCATTCGCTGCCGTTGATTAGGCGGATGTATCTGACTGTTTCGTTGAGTTCGATTTTTTTGCTTATCCACTCTTTTGGGGTGAGGTCTCTGACTTTTTTTGTCGCTGGGATAAGTTCTTTGTAGATTGGGGCTACCCACCAGATGAGGCATTTCGGATTTGACAGCATAAAGAGTAGGCATTCTATCCATGCAAGTTCTGTTTTGCCCCATCGTCTGCCGCAGTCCACGATTTTGTATCGTGCTTTGCTAGTGTGGACTTCCATCTGTTTGGGGTGTAGTTCAAACTGTGTTTGGCTGGCGCTCAATGATTTTCACTTTGATTGATGTTATTGGTGAGGTGTCTGCGTTTTTGTCTTTGGTCATCAGGTAGAGGATGCGGTCTAGTGCTCGGGATGGGTTTTCGATTTTTTCTTTTCCGTAGAGTTCAAAGAATTCTTTGATTAGGAACCTATTGTAACCGCCTTTCTGTTTCCATTTATCTATGTCTCGGGCTATGGTTCTTCTGTTTACTCCGCAAAATTCCGACATTTCTTCTTGCGTTTCGAATAGGATGTGTTTTTCGATGTATTCTATTCTGGCTTTTTGGCGTAGTTTGCCTGTTGGTTTTGTGACATTTAGTGACATTTAGTGACTTCCTTATTTTTTGGTAGTTTTTAATCTACCTCTATTAGCGTGTGTGCGGCTTTGCCGTTTAGGATGGTTACTTCGGTGTGAAGTTTGTAGAGTCTGCCTGTTAGGATGGTGCTGTTTGGGTATGCGTAGCCTTCTGGTGCTTGCTGGGTTGTGTCTGGTGTCCAATGGTTCGCTTCTTCTATGAGTTGTTGTTTGAGTAGGTCGGGTCGGTTGCTTCTGTAGAGGATGTGGGTTCTGAAGTACATGGCTTCTTCGGTTGGTTCGGTGAATAGTTCCTGTAGTTTGTGTTTGATGGCTGTTCTAGCTATATCTGTGTCTGTTTTGTGTGAGAGTATTAGGATTATGGCTATTGCTATGAGTGTTGCCGCAA